AAGTAAAATATTTTATAAATTTGTTAAAAATAAAGGAATAATTGATCAAAAAGGAATTAAAGATTTTGGTTTAAGTGGTAGGATTTGGTATCCTGTGAATGGATTTATGGGATGGCACACAAACAGCAATAGCAAAGGATATAGAATATATTGCACCTATGCAAAAGAAAAGGATAAATCGTTTTTTCGCTTCAGAGATATCAACACAGGAGAGATTATAACATCTTGGGATAAATCTGGATGGAATTTAAGAATGTTCAAAATTGGCGATGAACATTTGTGGCATAGCGTTTTTTCAGAAACCGATAGATTTAGCATTGGATATTTACTTAAAAAATGAAAACTACATTAATTAAAAAGCTACAAGAACAATTCACTGGCAAAATTTGCACAGTATTGACTGTTGGTATTGGCAAAAATAATCTACAAGATCATCAGTTTGCTGATTTTTTTACTGGCATTGTTGAATTAATTGAAGAAGAAGGAATATTCACCAAGCACCATATTACAGGTTGTAATAATTTTTATGCCATGCAGTTTGTGGTCGGAATTATGGAAGAGCAAGTTATCAGGGAAACAGATCCCGATTATGATGAAATTATAAAAGAGATTAAAAATCCACCTGTAAAATCAGAACCACCACCAACTATTCTTGGAGTAGATCCAGAAAGCACATACATAAATCCAGCCATGTTATCTCAATTGTCCAAACAAGCACAAGAATTCAATAAGAAAATGGTTGGCAAAAATCAGCCATGACAATTATTTCTAAATTTCATTACGATATTTTTAGCGAAATTTTTTGGCGTCATTTTTAAATAAAATGATTCTCTTTTTTCTTCTTCTTCTTCCTCTAAATCAATTTTATGAATAACGCCTTGAATAATTTCATGAATATCTTTGAATGAATCTGCTTTATCGATTTTTTCTTTATATTTGTCTATTGTTGATTGGAAAAAGTTTGAATTATTAAGATTGTTTTTTATTACTGATTTGATTTTTGACAAAATTTCTTTTTGTGAATCTGGAAATTTCATCCTGAGATCGTTTAATTCATCAGTCATCATTTTATGATAAATTAAATCATCTGCTATTGAATCAAGATGCCTCTTCTTTCTAGATTCTATTTTTTCCATTTCTTCTTTTGCATTCTTTGATGTTTTTTCTTGCGCCTTCTTTGCTGGTTCTTCTTGCGCTTTCTTTGCTGGTTCTTCTTGCGCCTTCTTTGATGGCTCTTCTTGCGCCTTCTTTGATGGCTCTTCTTGCGCCTTCTTTGATGGCTCTTCTGTTGGCCTAAATGAACTTCTTGTTCTTATTTCTGGACTTGTATTTTTAGAGTCAGATTCTTTAGAGTCAGATTCTTTAGAATCTTTTGGCTCCATAGGCTGTCTAAATCTGTTTATATATTTAAGTTTATTGCTAAATACAGGGAAATTACCAGTACTTAAAGGCTCCCTTTGTCTTTGTTTTTTCAGTGCATCAACTCTTTTTTCAAGTTCTCTTCTTGATAAAATTGGATCGTTTTCTAATTCAATTCTTAAATGATCTTTTAAATGATCATAAACAGATTTATTTTTATTTTTTTGTGTTGGTAAAATTCTTTTTAGCATTTCTATTCTTGGATCACCCAATCTTAAAATCATTGGATAATCAACGCCATGTTGTGCAGCAAGAGATCCAATTCTTGCACTTCTTTCTGAAACTCCGCCGCCATAGATGTTCCATGCATCTTTTTCTTGAGTTGTTAATTCATGCCATTGTTTTTCTTTAGTTGGTGGCTTTGCGTAGTCAAATTTGGGTTCTAAATCAGCAGGATTTACCTTAGGATTTGCCTTTGTGCTTGGCGGTTTTTCTTTTTCTTTTTCTTTTTCTTTTTCTTTTTCTTTTTCGTTGTCAATGATAATTGGTTTTATATTTTTAGGACGGACAATTTTTTCTTCTTCTGGGGTGAGCGAGTAGCTAATTTTTGGCATTTCATATTTTTTATCTGGTTCTTTAGCAAATATATCTTTTAATTTTTGCTTGAGAATATTTGCGTGACTATCAATTATTTGAATAATTCTGAGATTTGGAGTTCCTTCTGGGAGATTTTCTTCATTGATTTGGTTTTCAAGATTTTCACAGACTTCACGCAAATTTTTATAATCATTGAGTGAAAGTTGTAATGTTTCTTCTCTTATTCCTTCTGTTTTAGGAACACTTTGTCCTAAAACATCACCATATTTATTTATCCATTGGTATGGATTGTCTGGATTATGTCTACCATACCAAACATTAGAAAGAAGATTCTTGAATCGGTCCCACATGCCTCTTTTGGCTGGTTTTGCGCCTGTGATTATTTCTCTTTTTAATTCACCAGCCCAATCATCAACCATTTGGTCAATAATTTTTGAAATATCTGGTCCAATCGTGGCATCTTCTTTATAAATGCCACGAAATTCATCAAAGGTCAACATATAATTAGCTCCTTATAATTATATATTAATTTTTTCAAGATTGTTCGCTAATATACTCGCCAATTTTTTTCAATGACATTAAACAAGAATCAAAGCGATGAAAATCACTTGAAATGTATTCTAATGCTATTTCGTCAAATTTGTCTGCAACCACATCATCGACTTCAAAGTAAATTGCTTTACCACGTTTGCCAACAACTTTATATTTGTGCATAAGAATATAAGCGGCAGCGCCAAGATCAGTTACAAAACGATAATTTTGTGGATTGAAATTGTATTCGCCAATTTTCTTTAAGCTCATGATACAAGCATCGAATCGATGGAATTCACTTGATAGATAATCAAGTGTAAGTTGATCAAAATGTTCAACTGCATGTTTTGGGTCAACGACAAAAAAAATGTCCCTGCCTTTTCTTCCAACAACCTTCAAATCATGCATTAGAAGGTAAGCGGCAGCACCTAAGTCGCTGACGCTCCTCTGATTATATTTCATTCTTTGCCTTTCTTTTCACTTCGATGAGGATTCTGCGGCTATCAAGCATCCTCTGCTAACCGAGTACAATGGGTCAGCAGGCTTGATGACATTGCCAATTTTTATTGGCAATTCAATCCCGCCAAGGGTTTCCTTAAATATTTCTGTAAATCCATTAGGAGAACTGGTTCCACCAGCGATTACCACATCAATTTCACCATCAGTCCTGACAGATTTATTGATGTCTGAGAATCCTTTTTTAAGTCCATTAACAGTATGCTCAATCATAAGCCTATACTGAGTATGAATTGCTCTTTCAATAAGATTATTAGGAGATTTAGATAAATCTATTTTAGTTTTTTCTTTATTGATAAATGAAATGCTTTCGCCAGTAGCTTTAGCTGCCTGACGATCAATCCAGTCTCCTGAGTTAACAATTGCGAAGCTAAAGACAGGACTGCCGTACATTGCATAGCAAACATTTATCATTCCTGCTCCAAAACTTGCGGCAATACCCGTGAATGCCTTCTTACCAAGTTCTGCATAAACCAATGCTAAGGCTTCGTTAATTGGATGAGCATCTACTCTATATCCTGTTTCATTTTTATAAGCATTGAAAATTGCTTGTAGAATTCTCTGATGATAATCAGCATCGGTGTCTTGATTAACGGCATTAGCTGGAACACAATAATACAATATTTCGCCGTCTTTTTTAACACCTTCAATCAAGTTGTGCATCATGATGCTCATGATTTGAAAAGCATCTTTTTCTTTTGGATTAACACATCCGTGAGTCATTGGGCGTTTGAGTTCCAATGCGCTCATTGTATAAGTCATTTCAACTGCTGCTTCACCAAGTGCGTATGCTCTTTTTTCAAGTTCAATCAGTGGAACTCCAGCTTGTTTCATCATGTCAAAAACAAACCTGTTTTCCAAAGGCATTTCAAGAAAAGCATTTACTTGACGATTATAAGTAAAGTTTCCTTCTTCATTTCTACGACAAAAAACAAGATTGTAAGTTCCAACGTCCATTGAACAAGCCATTTGATTACTCCTTATGATTTCTTTCCAAATTCAAATTTAGGTGTAGGACCAAAATCAGGAATCTCCCAATTGGGACTGTTTTCTTTTGTTTCTACATTAGATTTTTTAACAATAGATGATTCATTAGAAACAAATAAAGCATCTGATGTTTTTAAATTTTCGCTATTCAAATTAATGTTTAATTCAAGTGCTATTGTGATGTGCAACTCACCATCATCAGCAATAACCTTAACACTATTTGGCTTCAATAAGTTAGCCAAGTTTCCTCCAAACATACCTTTATCAACATTATAGTTAGTTTTATAAATATAAAAATTAATCAATAACACCTAAACTAATCTTATTATTCCATGGCCATTTATTGAACATTTCTCTGATACCAGTTTCTATTGAGTTAAAACTCAATTCCGTCAAACATGGCTTTAATTCTTTGTTTGTTTTTGGGCATAACTTAAAATTATAACATGGTCCACAATCCCAATCACCATTGTCTTTATGTTTTTGAACCAAAACAAAGTCATAATACTTACCATATGTTTTACCATTTGCAAACGTAAATATTCCAAGTAATGGTTTCTTTAATCCACCAGCCAAATGAAATGTCGAAGTGTCAACTGATATGACATAATCAGATACAGATGTATAATAAATCCAATCAAATAAGGTCGTATTGCAAATTGTTTGAATTCCTAAATTTTTCATTTCATCATTTTGATTTTTCTCTAAAACAATTACATTATAATCTTCTAAATACTTTGCAATTTTTTCTATGTGTTTTGGCAAAAGAGATTTTGTACTAATTGCTGATTTTGGTGAAAAAATAATAATTGGGCGGTCTTTTTTTATTCTGAATTTTTCAATTTTTTCTTTATATTGTTCTTTTATTTTATCATTAAGATTGAAGTGCAATTCGTGATCTTCAATTTCAAATCCACAATAGAGTGACCATACTTCAGCACGATTTCTAGTGCATTCTGATCCTTTATTTGTTTCGTATTTATTGGCTATTTTTACATCGGT